CTCCTTCGATGTTAGAGAAAAAAGAAGAATCAGAGAACAAAATGAGTATACAGTTTTCAGATTTTCATATTGGTGCGAAAGTTGAAAATGAATTTAATACATATAATTTCGAAGTTGCAAAAGAAAGAATGGCAAAATACTTATCTACAGTGATTGATGAATGTAAGAGAAGAAATATTACAAGTGTATACGTTATGCAAACAGGAGATATAGTTGAACACTTCCAAATGCATACAACACAGGCATTTGAAGCAGAGTTTATTTTATCAGAACAAATTAATAAAGCTTCAAATATAATTGTAAATGCTTTGATGACATTGGCTAACAATGGATTGCAAGTTACATATGCAGGGATAGCAGGAAACCACGATAGATTAAACGCTGTAAAGAATATGTCACAGCATGGTGATACAGTAACATCTATTACGAATGAAGCGGTTAAAAGTTTTATACAGTATTCCGAAACGAAAGCGGTTGAATTTGTAGAAGCTAGAGCATACGAACATTCATTTGAAATTAATGGTGTGAATGTAAAAGCAATTCATGGTGATAGAGATAATCTAAAAGATGACAACTTACTACTTAAACATTCTGAATTAGATGATATAAATTATGATTTGATTATTGCAGGTCATATACATATGAGAAAGATTGTAGAGGTTAGCTATAATAAATTCATTGCCATTGCAGGAAGTTTAAAGGGTGCTGACAATTTCACGCTAGATACTTTACGTAAAAACTCAATGCCATCTCAAAACTTCTATATTATTGATAAAGATAAAAATATAGAAATACGTTGGGTTAACCTAAAATAATATAGTTCTTTAGTCCTATAATTAGTAATTTACAATAGGACTAAAGAACGATTTTTCATTTTACGACATAAAAAGTGGTACAAAATGGTCTAGTTAAACACTATTATATGAGAGGTATTATTTTAGAGCGACTAAATGATATATTTATGACTCTCCCTTTATAAATATAGGATGGTCGTTCTAATTTACTAACATTAAGAGAGGTGTTATTTATGAGCCGTAGGCAAGCAACGAAAAAAGAAGAGAAGCCTAAAAAAGTATGTCAAGGCACTTGTGGTAAGCCAAAAGCACACGCATATTTCTATAAAGTAAACTCTCCTATGTTTCCAGACGGAATGATTAACATTTGTCGAGATTGTGTTAGAGCAGAAGTAGATATAGAGAATATGGAAGAAGTAATTACCTTCCTAAGACAAATAGATAAACCATTCATTCAGAGCTATTGGGATGAAGCAGAGAAGAGTAAGAACTATACTCTAGGTGAGTATATTCGAAAAGTCAACTCACTTTCTCAAATGAAAGGTAAAGACTTTGATAATAGTGATGGTATCGATGGAGTTGGAAAGATTGATTTATCTTCCGCAAAAGCACCAGATACACTAGTGAATGTTAAAGGTGAAGTAATTGAGTATTCAGATGAGCTAGTTAATAAGTGGGGAATCGGATATAAAAAAGAAGAATACCTAAAGATGGAAAAATTCTATCAAGATATGAGACTTACACACGAAATACATACACCAGTTCACGTTAACAAATTAATGGAATTAGCATATTTGCAAATCGAATCTGCCAGATTACGAGCAGAGAGAGATATTCCAAACTATACAAAACTTGCAACTGCTATTGAAAAGATGGAACAGTCGGCAGGATTTAGACCAGTTGATAGACAAGGAATAGATGATGCAACTGGTATTAGAAGTTTTAGTCAAATCTTCGAAGAAGTAGAAAAGAAAGGTTTTAGAAAACCGCCAAAACTATCATTCGATGAAGATATATTAGATGGAATTATTATTTCACTCGCTAACTATTATCACAGAATAGCAGGTATGCAAATATTATCTGATGTTCCAGATGATATGAGAGATGAATTAGATGAGTTCTACGAAGTAGACGAAGTTCCAGTAGAGTTAAACGATGAAGATTATGATGATTTAGATTTCACCGTTGACGATGATGAAGAAGAACAAATAGTTATAGAGAATAACGAAGAGCAAGCATAACAAAAATGAGGTGAATGAATATGTCTAAACCGAAATGGAAACCATTTAGTGAATTGGAAAATGTACAAGGTACAAATCAAAAAAGTGTACATGAGATATTACCAGAGTTTGCCGACATGCTTTCTTTCTTCCAGACATATCCAGATAAGTTTATAGATTATATACTACCAAGTGATAGTACGTTTGATTTATATCCTTTCCAAAGAATCTACCTTAGAGTTATGGCTAGATATAAAAAAGTTTACATTACCGCAACTCGTGGTACAAGTAAATCGTTCTTGAATATTCTATCAATGTATTTAAAATGTATATTCTTTCCTAATATTAAATTATCATTAGTAGCACCACAGAAAGACCAAGCTTCACAAATTGCTCAACAAAACATCGAAGCTATTTGGAATTTTATTCCTGCACTAGAAAAAGAGATTAAAAGTAAAACTTTTGCAAAAGATTTTACTAGGATTAAGTTCTATAATAATAGTGTTCTAGATATCGTTGTAGCAAGTCAAGGTTCTCGTGGTCTACGTAGACATGGTTTAAGCTTTGAGGAAATCTGTCAAATGGAAAAACACCGAGAAGTAATCGGTGAGGTATTATTACCACTATTAGCCAATAACCGAAAAGGTGCAGATGGCAAAGTTTCAAAGCATGAGATACATAAACAATTGATGTACGTTACAACAGCATCGTCTAGGCAGTCATACGCTTGGGAGCAATTACGTTCTGTTATGATTGACATGGCAATGATGGTTGAAAATCAAGATGACCCAAATAATAAAAAGTCAGCATTCGTTATTGGTAACGATTATCATCTACCAGTAATGTTTGAACAACTTGACCCAGATTATGTCGATGAGGTTAAGAATGACCCTTCAATGTCACCGCTTCAATTCGCTCGTGAATATATGAGTGTTTGGACAGGTTCAAGTGAAAACAGCTTAGTACAATTAAAAGACTTAGAAAAATGTCGAGTATTAACAAATGCAGAATTTGAATATACAAAAGGTAAAATTGAAGCTAAATATATTATTTCTGTCGATGTTGCACGTTCTGACAGAAAAGGTTCTGCAACAACTGCAATCGCTGTATTTAAACTAGTTCCTAGAGGTAATGGCACATTCTGGAAACAACTAGTTAACCTACATACATATAGAGGAAACATGCACTTTGAAGAACAATCTATATATATCAAAGATTTAGTAGAGAAATTCAAAGCGTCAATGGTTGTAATCGATGGTAACGGTTTAGGTCGTGGATTACTTGACTACTTAGTTAAAGAAGACAAGCATCCATCGTATTCGGTGGTTAATGATGACGGTACATATGAGAAGTATAAATTACCAAACTCATTACCATTAATCTTTAATATGATGACGAATACAAAAGAAACAAGTGCTTCTAATGTTTATAACAACTTCATGGCAGTTATTTCAAATAATGATTTAAAAATGCTTATTCCAGATTCTATTATTAAAGAAAAATCGAAAGAGCAAAATCTTGAAAGACTAACTGAAAAATTAATTCCTTACACTGAAACAGGATTATTCATTGATGAGGTAATGAACTTAATTTATGAAGCTAGAGGTAATAATACAATTATCAAACGTGTTTCTAAGAGTATGGATAAGGATAGATTTTCTGCTGTATCTTATGGATTATACTACATCTATTTAGAAGAGCAGAAGAACAAGCAAAGAAAGAAAGAGAGCTTTAATGTAAGCGGAATGTTTGCAGTTAAGCAACCGAAATATAGAGTCTTTGATTAAAGGAGGGATTATGGTTGGAGAAAGAAAATGAAGTAGTTATTAGTCAAGATGAAAGAAAAGAAAGAACTAGTATGTTAGTATTTAACAAATTAGACTTTGCTAGATTAGTAACAAAAGAGCTTTCGACTTCTAAAGAAGGACGAGCAATGTTAAAGAAATACAAGCAAAGTGAAATTCGTGAAATCATCGAAAACTATAAACTTGAAAGAAATCAAGTTAAATTAAGAGAAATTTCTCAATTATTAATAGCCAAAAGTCCTCAATATCGAAGACTTGTTAAGCACTTTGCAGATTTAGTAATGTTCTCATACATTATTGCGCCAATCAAAAATATTAGAAAATTGAATAAAAACAAAGTTCTAAAGCAATATGAAGAAGTTGGAGAACTACTTAAAACAATGTCACTAAAGCATGAAATGAAAAAGTTGCTTAGAGTGGCATATACAGAAGATGTATTTTTTGGATATATACATAAAGATAAAAATTCTTTCCATATACAAAAAGTTGATGCATCCATTGCAAAAATAACATCTATTGAAGATGGTGTTTACAATTGGAGTATTGATATGTCTTACTTCCAGAAGCAGGAAGATAAGTTAGTTTATTGGGCTAAAGAAATTCAAGTTAAATACAGAGAGTGGAAAGTCTTAAAATCTAAGAATCCTAAAATTTCTGACTATGTTGAATTAGACCCACGTAATACAATTTGTATCAAAGTAAATGAGGAACTTGATGAAACGTTCCCACCATTTGCAGGTTCGTTCGATGCAATCTTTGATATCGAAGGATTTAAACAACTTAGAAAAGACAAAGAAGAACTTGGTAACTACGCAATTGTTACTCAAAAACTTCCAATCCGAGCAGATTCAGAGCATAACAATGACTTCGTAATTGACGAAGATATGATGAGATATTTCCATATGTTAGCATCTGATACTGTACCAGAAAACGTTGGTGTTATCACTTCTCCAATGGCACTAGAAACACTTAAATTCGATAAGGATAGAGTAGATAGTGATGGAGTAGGAAAAGCAACAAGGGACTTCTGGGAGGGTAGCGGTACTTCACAAGCGTTATTCTCGTCAGATAATAGTACATCGGCAGGTTTAGCAATGTCTATTAAATCGGATGAGGAATTAGCATTTGATGTAGCTACTCAAATTAATAGATGGATTAACAGATATCTAAGATATCAATTCAATGATTTAATGTTTAATGTTGAAATATTACGAGTTACTTCTTTCAATCAGAAAGAACAATTCGATATGTTATTAACGGCAGGTCAAAATGGTATTCCTGTTAAAAACCGTATTAGTGCAATCGTTGGTTTAGAGCCAATTGAAACTATGAACATGGCTTTCTTAGAAAACGATTTACTAAAAATGCATGAAGAGTTTGTTCCATTACAAACATCTCATACTCAAAGCGGTGATGGCACAGCACAAGAAAAAGGTCAACCAAAGAAAGAGCCAACGGAATTATCAGATGAAGGTAATAAGTCAAGAGACAAAGATAACAAGTAATAACAAAATACACTTTTAAGGAGGTGAGAAAAGAATAATGGGAGCAAAGAAATTACTAGATTTTCAAGCTAGTATCAGTGATATTAAACAGGTCAATCCTCTTTTCTCAACTTGTAAAGTACGTGTTCTATATACTGGAAAAAATCGTAATATGTCAATTATTACAAAAGAAGCTGTAGAAAAGGCTCTACCAACTATTAAGAATATTCCTATTGTTGGTGAGTTCAACGAAGCAAATCAAGATTATAAAGGTCATGGCGGTCAAATCGACTTAGACTCTTATAAATATATTCACACAACTAAACCTTATGGTGTCGTTCCAGAATCAGCTACATATAGTTGGGAAGACGTTAAAGGTGCTGACGGAGCTACTAGACAGTATTTAACTATCGATGGGTGCTATCTATGGACAGGAAGATACGAAGAAGCTTACAGCATTGTTGATAAAGGCAAAGGTCAATCTATGGAAATCGAAGTCACAGACGGTAGATGGGATGAGACAGAAGAAGCTTATCGAATTGATAACTTCACATTCTCAGCATTATGTATTTTAGGTGATGACGTTGAACCTGCTTTCGAGGATGCAAATATCGTAGCGTATTCGCTAGATAAAGAATCATATAAAAAAGAATTTGCATTAATGATGGAAGAGTTGAAACAAACTTTATCAGAAGAACAGAAGGAGGATAATGAAATGTTAAAAGATTTACTAAAGAAATATTCTATTACAATGGAATATCTAACTGCAAAAGGTCTTAAATTTGAAGAAATCTCAGAAGATGAGTTGGAAGCTAAAATTGTGGAGCTAATTGAGGAAGATAAAGAGCCTACAGAGCCTACAGAGCCAGTTAACCAACCAACTGAACCTACAAATGTAGAACCTGTTACAGAGCCAGTTAACGAGCCTACAGAGCCAGTTAATGAAGAGCCTGTAGAACCAGTTACAAATGAATTTGAGGTAGAGAACGAGCAATTAAAGGCTAGAATCGTAGAATTAGAATCTGACCTAGAAGAGCTTGAAGAATTACGTCAATTCAAATTAGATGTTGAAAAGGCAAATCATGAAGCGGAAGTTGAAAAAATCTTCGCTGATTTCCAATTAACAGAAGAAGATATAAAAGATATTAAAATTCATGAGTTCACAAAAGAACAAATTGAAGATGAGTGCTACAAAATTATTGGTCGAAAAATGAAAGCGTCAAATAAAAACTTCTCTAAAAATGAAGAAAATGGCATTCGCATTCCAATTAATACAGTTGATAATAAACCAAAAAACGATGACGGTTATGGTGGATTATTTGAGCAGTATTTGGACAATTAATACAAAAAATAATGGTATAAAAATGGAGGAAATTAATAATGGCTATCGTTCGTAAGGATATTATGTTAGCAGGTTACAATGGACCACTTGCTAATGTGAAAGTATTTGATAATGCAGGTACTACAAAAGTACAAACAACAAACGGTGTATTCGTAGTTGTAGAAGGTTTACTAGAAGATGGTGAAAGAGAATTACGTAAAGGTCGTTTAGCAGAGCTAGCAGACGTTGCAAAAAATGTTGTTCTAATTCATAACTCAGAGGTTATGTATGATGAAAGATTATACAAATTAGATGACTTCGTAATTAAAGCAGATAAAGTAGCTCGTGGCTATCACTTATTCACTGGTGACGTTATCACTCTAACAGAAGACCTATTCGTTGGTACACCTGTTGTTGGTGAGACACTAGTTGTACACACAGACGGTAAACTTGGTAAAGACGATGCTTCATTAGCTACTGCTAAAATCGTATTCCACGTTATTGAAGATGCAGGTAATGAATTACACGTTACACAAAAAGCTTTTGCTGTTGAAGTAGAAGTAAAATAATAGAAAGATAATTTTTTAAATTAGGAGGAAATAATATAATGTCAAACAGAATCGTAAAATTAGCTATTAATTTAGCTAAAGGTAAAGTAGAGAATTTTTCTGCTGACCAATCTAATGAAGTTCTTCGTAAAGCTTTTGCTGACTTAATGGAGTTCTCACTTGAAGGAACTAACGGTGTTATTGACCGTAAAACATTCCGTAAGCACAAAGTTGATATTTTTGAAATCTTAGAGGTAGTAATCAACGAAACTCTACAAGAAGGTTTACGTAGTCAATTCGATGGTTTCGCTGAATACCGTAACTTAGCATGGGGTGACGAAAACCTATTCAAAACACCTGCAAACAACAACTTCCGAGTTGCATTAGTTTCAGATGGTAACGGTGCTATCCGTAGACAACGTTTACGTGACGGTCAAGAGTTCTCAGTTAGTCTTGATACATATGCTATCAAAATTGGTGAGGATTTCCACCGCTTCTTAGCAGGTCGTGTAGAGTGGGCAGAATTAATGGGTGGTATCGCTGAGTCATTCAGACGTGACCTTACTCAACGTATCTACCAAGCAGTAATGTCTTCTTATGGTAAATATAATTCTACATACCACAAAGCTACTAACTTGACAGAAGATTCTCTAGTAGAGTTAGCTATGCACATTCAAGCTCGTACTGGTGAAAAAGTTGTAGTTTACGGTACAAAATTAGCTCTTCGTAAATTAGCACCATCTAAAATTACAGAAGCTATGAACAACGAGCGCAACAAACTTGGTTTCTATGGTGAAATCGCAGGTATCGAATTACGTGAAATTGAACAATCTCACAAATACGGTACAGATGAGTTTGCAATCGACAACGATATGATTCTTGTATTACCACAAAACCACGATAAAATGGTTAAAGTTATCAACGAAGGTGACGCAATTATCCAAGACCAAGCAGGAGGTACTTCTGCTGACATGATGCAAGAATACTTCATTGCTAACCGTTTCGGTGTTGCAGTAATCACTTCTAAAGTATTCGGATTCATTAAATTAACTTAATAGTTAATTAGTATAAACTTTTGCAATAGCTGTCGCATGATGGCTATTGCTTATATTATATCATATATTTAAAAGAGATAAAAGGGGATATTTAAAATGAAACAAGTAAAGAAAGCAGATTTAGTTAATATTTTAGTCGAACAATACGGCTATGAAAAAGAAGACCTAAAGTTTAATTCAGAAGGTAAGCCATTTACAAATGCCCAACTTCAAGATTTAATTAGAACAGAAGAAGAAGACGCTGAAAGAGCAAAAGTTGAGTCTAATAGAAAAGTTGCACAAAAGAGCAAAAAATTCAAACCAGATGACTTAATTACTATTATGAGCGGTATTAAAGCGGTAGAATACTATTCAAGCCGTACTCACAGAAAATGGCATTTTGAACGTTTCGGTCAACAAGACGTTATGGAATATTCAGAGTTAGTTGCTATGAATAATAACCATCCTTCATATCTAAAAGAAGGTTACTTCATTGTTTTAGACAAAGACGTACAAGATGATTTTAAACTAACAGAGATGTACGAGAATATTATTACGCCAGATAATATCGACAGCGTTTTTGATATGGACGTAGAAGAATTAGACAAATTCGTTGAAGCACTTCCAGAAGGTCAAAAACAGACGTTGATTTCTAGAGCATCGGAATTATTCGAAGTAGGTAAGATTGATAAATACTCAACAATTAAATACTTTGAAAATAAATTCGATTTCAGTTTCAATGACAATG